GAAAGAACCTAATAGATGAAATAGTAAAAGAACTTGGTGATGCAGACCCAAGTCCTGCAACGATTGATGCAGCAACTAAAACGGTATTAACCAGATAATGGCTGAAGAGTACTACAATAAAGGTGAAGTTAAGTCAGAAGAACTACTGGCTAATGACAGCTTTTTGACTGACGCTCAACAGTATCTGTTAAACAGAACAAAGACACTGTATGAAACGCCAGAAGATATTTATGCTGCGTACATTGAACAGTTTCGTGTGTCTTCAGTTAATGAGGTATCAGCACTTAAAGATTTAGCTTATGTTAAATCAAAAAATGTATCAAAAGGAGACAAGCAACAGCTAGGACGTTTGTACCTTGCTTTTGATAATCTTGATAAAGCTGACACAGGTTTCTTTGAGTATGTTAAAGACTATGGTGAGGGTATCATCACGGCACCTTCAACATGGTTAGGTTTAATGTCTGGAGGTGTAGGCAAACTAGCAGGAGTAGGTGGCACAAGAACAGCAGGACAACTTGTCCGTGCTATGGCTACACAAGGAGTTAAAAAACAAGCAGCAATTGCTGCAGGTAAAACTTTTGCAGTTGAAGGTGCTATAGAAGGAGGAGCAGAAACTGCAAGACAAGCTACACGGGTAACGACAGAAGCACAAACAGAAATTTCTAAACCTGCAATAGTTGCATCAACGCTTGCTGCTGGAGTCTTTACTGGCGGTATTGCTGGTGGTGTTAGAGCAGGGAGAGCAAAGCAAGCACAAAAAGTACAGAAGCTTTTAGACACTGGAACTGCAGCTAAAAAGTCTGCAGCCGATGCCGCTGATACAGAGGCAGAAAAAGTCTTCAAAGAAAACGCAGCTTTTCTAGCGGAACTTAAACGCAGCTCACCTACTTTGCAAAAATTAGATGAAGCTACTGTTCTTAAAGGACAAGAAGTTAAAGAAGCATTAGGCGAAGCAGCTACTAAAAATTTAGATGAACCTTTAATTTTTACTGGCGACGTTACAGAAAAAATTACTGACGATTTTATCATAAGTATTAAAGGGGAAACATTAAAAAATATAACTGCAGCTACACTTGCTATTCTAAAATACACAGGTGTTTCTATTGATAAAATTAAGGGTAAGCGTATAACACAAATTTTAGCAGAGCAATTAACACAAGCCAAACTAGACAAAGTGGGAGCTACTGCTGCAATAAAGGAAAAAGAAATACAAGAAGTGTTTGAAGGCATCTTAAAAAAGTATAATATAGACTATGGTGATTTACAAGCTATGTTTTTACACGAGTACTCTGATGCAGGTAGAAAATTAGCAGAAGCTTCTGTAGCTAAAAGAAACATACAAAGTTTTCTAGAACTAGCTAATGACGCAGGTAACCTACCCAGCAAGGGTGGGGATGAGGTAGGCAAAGCAGTTGATGTTGCATCAAAACTTTGGGCTAGTACTAAAAATTTAGATGCTGCAAGACGAGCTTTAATGACCTCGCAACCCGCTACTACCGTGCGTAATACACTTAACGCTACATTTAAAACTTTTATGCACGGCGTAGAGAACATGACTCAAGGTGTTGCACAATTAACTATAGCGGGATTAAAAGGAGGGGATGCAGAGTTAGCCAGACTAGGTGTCAATAACATAAAGTCTCCTGCAAGTTTAATCCGTTACCTTATATCCAATCCAATAGAAGGTAGAGCTATTCAATCACTCTACTCTGAAGTAAATCCAGTTGAAGCTACTAAGTTGTGGCGAGCAATGGCAGATATTACAGAAGGAGTAGGTGTAACGTCAGGTAAAAAAGCTACAGGTAAAGCTGGGGACAAGGCAACAGAAGAACTTGCTACGCCATACACTTCTGGCATTGTAAATATAACTAGATACCTTAACGTACTAAATACTATTTCTGATAACGCTTTTAAACGTGCCATGTTTGCAAGTGAATTAGCTAAGGAAGTAGGTGGTGTTGCAAAGTTAAATAAACTAATAGAAGAAGGTAAGTTTGCTAGTGAAATAACAGATGAAATGTTTGAGCGAGCAACAAAGCAAGCTCTTGAACTGACCTACCAAAAAAGTTACGAAAGAGGCACGATAGCTAATAGCCTCATTAGTTTTTTTAGTCAGCCTATAGCTAGTTTAGCTGTGCCTTTTCCTAGGTTTATTGCTAATGCTATGGAGTATACCTATCAACACGCACCTATCATTGGTATGATTGAAACTGGTGCAGTTTTTGGTGTTGCTGGCAGAGACACAAGTAAGAGAGTAGCACAACAGATTACTGGAATGGGTATACTTGGTACTGCAGTAATGGTTAGAGCCGCAATGGGAGAAGAGACTAATTGGTATGAATCAGAAATTTTTAAAGATGATTACAATGTTAGAGCAGCACTAGGACCATTTGCACCTTTTGTAATTGTAGCTGACGTAATTGTTCGTTCATGGCATGATGCAAAAGAAGCGGGAGCAACAGGCGTAATTGACTATACTAATCCAGAGGTTTGGTCATCCGTTGTTTCAGAGATGTCTGCCACTAGAACAGGAAGAGATTTGTTAGAATCTTTGGGAGCCGGTGCCGCTGCAGGTAAGGGTGTTGTAGGTTTTAACTTATTAGATAAAAGTGTGACAGAAATAGTAGAGACAGGAGGAAGTAAAGCCCTAGTTAAATTATTAGCTAACACAGGTGGAAATTTAATCAACTCGGCTACTGTACCTGCAGGTATACTTGATGATATTATGGGTTCTATTGATCCAGCTTACTTAGTAAAACCCGGTCGAACACAAGTAAACTTTCTAGATATGCTTATTGAAAAAAGTAAACGGTCTATGCCTCGCGCACCTACAGAAGATGAAAGATATTTTGCTCCTACTAGGACAGGTGAAGTACGTAAAAGTGGTATTGTACCTCTACGTGGACAAGCATTTGGTTTTACTCCATTATCTGAGAAAAATGAACTTGAGAAAGAGTTAGTTAGACTTGGCATACAAGACTTTAAATTTTTCCCTTATACTACAAATGATCCTAGGTTAAAACAACAATTAAATAAAATGTATGGAGAAATATCAGAAGATGTGTTAATACCTTATCTTAGAAGCAAAGCATATAGATTTAGAGCTACTGGTACACCTCGTACTAGGGCAGAAAAAAGAGCGAGGCTACAAGATACGCTTAGAAGGCATATGCAAGAGTTGCAGCCATTAGATTATTTAGAGAAGTGGGCAAGTAATAAAGCAGAGCAAGGTAGTAATAACCCTGAAACTACTAAAGAAATGGAAGAATTGACAGAAGAAATTAATAGAGCTAGATTTAATAGATTAAACGGCGACGATGTTAAAGCAGCTAGAAATTTATATAATAGCTCTGATGTAAAGTTAACTGATCCAAGAAAATTTGACGAGTTACCACATAAACGGAGAATAGAAATAGTTAAGGAATTTAAGCGTAGCAGACAAAACAAATAATGTTTAACACTAAAGTATTCTTACTAACTAGAATAACTTACACACTACCTGACTACCCACACTTAGTGAATGATTTCGTGTGGCAATTTGAAGACATAGCCCCAGAGCTACTGGGGTTTAACACGTTTATAGACTACTGGCAGAAAAACATTGAGGCTGAGATCAGGTGCATAGAAGTGTCCCAATCTCAGCCTCATTCTTTTTTCAATGCTGATGTTATCTATAACGCTTAAGGCTTACTAATAAACAGCGGCCCCTCATCGTCAGGATATTCTATCAGCCTGTTTATATAGTGCCTACCTGCAGGTGACACTAGACGCAACGCCTCTACTGTGTCGTACACTGCCACACTAACCTTTCCCCTACTTGATATATAACCAACAAGCGAAGAGTGTAACTCTCTAATGATAGTTGCACCAGCGTATTCTCCTGAAAGAACCACATCGTAGGTAACGTGATGCTTAGTCTTAGTCCAAGCATGTGATTCTTTCTGGAGCTTCTGCTCTATCTTATAGAGATTGTTCACGGGCTTGTGTCCGTTTCAAGTTATCAAAGTAAGCAGTGTTATAGCCACGCTGCCACTCTTTGAACTGTACTGTCTCTTTCTTATACGGGGGGTAATGTTCCTTGCCTGTATAGAAGGAAACAGTACCCTGCTTATACTGAACAGACAGTGGTGGGTATCTTTCTACTTTAATTTTTACCATTTAGATATCTACAATCTCGCATACGTCTGCGGTGCAAGCAAACGATTGAGATGATTTAGTTTCATCCTCTACCTCATACGTTGAAAGTAATCCCCAGTCAATAGTCGATGGTGTCTTAGCTAGTAACTCATCATACTCCTCCTTTTCAATCTTTTCATAGGGAGCTTGGACATACTTACCTCCATCGTATGGCAGGAAGGAGATGCCTGACATTTCATCGAAGTGATCGTACACCCAAGCTGCTACTTTAAGCCACTCATCATCTCTAATACTTACAGTGATGCTGGGCTTATGCTCACACCAGTAACGGTAGTAGTACAGCCATAGCTTAAGCTGATCGATTGCAGTCTCATCATCACGAGTAACCGAGTTAGCGGGAGCCTGAACAGGAAAAGAAAAGACACCTAGGTTCTCGTTATAGATAGGCTTTGTTTCATCAATGTCTTGATAGCCAGAGATAGCATACTCAAAAGGAACCCCTGCCTTTTCACGTAAGAACTTGGTTAGGTTGTCCTTCATGTCACCACGTACACGGCGAATGTAGTAGTCACTGTGCCGTGCATGAATACCACTGGCCGTATCAGTAAGCTGGCTCACAGTACCCGAAGGCTTAACACAAGTGATTGCGGCAGATGCAGGGATGTTAAAGTCCTTTGCCCAAGCTTGATTAGTTTCTACTGCAACTAGCTTTAGTGCGTTGAGGGTTTTCTTAAGCCCCGCCTCTACTTTGCAGTACTCATAGCCACGCCCATTGGTTAGAGGTGAGTCCATGATACCTGTTAGGCTTACACCCAGTAGTCTTTCTTCTTCTGTGTTATCTTTCCACCGCTTACGTAGGTACTTAAACCCTGTAAGCGTTGACTGATACGTACCTAGGATAGTAGCGAGGCGTACCTTTTCCTTTAGAGTTTCAATGGTATCATCTACACGTACCATAACTTCTGTTAGATTACAGAACTGGTTAGGACGTAAGATGATCTCACTGCAAGGGTTGGTTCCGTATTCCCAGATGATGTCAGGGGTACGGCGTGTATTTCTACGACCATTCTCTGCAGCCTTTTTAGTACAGGCAGCACGGCTAAAGATACCACGCTCACCTGACAGGCTGTCATGCAGAGCCTTCCACTCAGACATAAAGATACTTACATCTGGCTTCGCATTATATACCGCTGAGTTATTAGCCAAGCCCCTGTGACCGTGCTGATTGTACCAACTACCAGACTTAGCACCACGTAAACGATCATCAGAAAGATTACTAAGAGAGATAAGAGCAGAGCGCCTAACACCTCCAACAACAACAACTTCAGCAGTTTTACATACAAGGTCATGGCACTCCAATGAACTAAGTCGCCGTCCTGCTGCAGCTTGAAACAGTGCTACCGCAAACATGAACAACTCGTTGAGGGGACCGGGACCAGATGACCTACCACCAAAGGTACGTAGCCTAGCACCTGCAGGGCGTAGCTTAGACAAGTCCCACTTAGGTATCTGCCCTGCATAGAGTAAGCTTACTAGTTCTCTAAAGCCTTTAGCCCAGCCTAGCTTGCTATCGTCAACGTGGACAGTAGTGTCTGTGTTGTTAAAGGATTCATTAACTCTTGGAAGCTGGTCTACATTCTGTCGTTCAACAGAGAAGCCTACACCCGTACCATTCATAAGGATGTAAAGTATCTCATCAAAGGCACGAACACTATCAACAGGAATGTAAGCACAGTTATACGCTGCTACATTGCACTGTTCCACAGCGGGACCAGAGGTCATTAGCAAACGCATTGAAGGCATAACCTTTAGGTTTAGTACAGCATCTTCTAGTTCAGTACGAACTGCTGCATCCATAACAAAGTTATTGTTACGAAGTAGTTCCTTTTCCATGTGGTTAAAGTATCTACCTACAGTTTCTTGCCACGTTTCTCGACGCCCTTCTTCTTCCAACCAACGAGCATACCTCGATGTATGGATGTACTGCTGATAGGCAGTCATAGATTGATTGCTAGTGTCCATATTACTCTCCCTTTATATTAACTTTCATACCAACTACACGAGTACCATAGACTTCATCTAGCACTTCTTGAAGAGCGTCTTCAAGTTCTTCGCTAGGGTTGCCATCTACTGGCATAGGAAACTCTTCTTTATCTATGTCTAATATGATGGCAACTCTAGCCCGCAACATCTTAGGCATTACCTTTTGTAAGTGAAGCAAAGTTAAATACTTGTTGATCACTTTCAAGGCTGCTCTCAGGTAGGCGAGATATAGCTTCACCTACATAGCTACTAAGTAGTTCTCTAACCTCTTCATCATCTTCTATAGCAGGAAGAACTGAAGTCATGTATTCACACAGCATTTCAAGCTCACGCTTATCAGAGTCTTCAAGTGTGTTATCTTGAGATAAAGATATAGACACAGTTACTTCACCTGTCCATACACCTGCATCATCTTCTGTAGGAGTTAAAATAACTGCGTAACTATTATCTGTGAGGTCTGGATGTTTCATATGATATTCCTATTTAATTAACTGCCTAAGTACTTTGGTTCTTGTAGGCGGTAATGATTGACCTTTTTCTTTTAGCCATGATTGAGGTATAACACGATTAGCATAATCAATATCTTTTCTTACGCACCATAGAGCATACGATGTTTTAGAGTTTTTGTAAAGCTTATTGTTTTGATTCTCAAAAACTATACGAATATCTAGATGCGGATGTTGCTTTCTTATTTCAAGATGTTTCTTTCTATCATGAGCTACCCACCTGCCCTTAACCTCTATGATAATACCATTGTCTAGTATAAAGTCAGGAGTGTATGTTCGTACTGCGTAGTCTACCCATTCTATCTTAATGGTTTCGTACCTAACCGTGTTACCTTCTAGTTCAATCTGTCGTGCTATCTTATGTTCTATAACACTACGAAAGCCTTTCTTCCTTGCTGCTAATACAAGCTTACTCTTACCCTTCATGCAGTACTGTCTTGGTTCTAAAGGAAAGAGGAAGCTCTGCATCTAACGCAGAGATTGCCATGTTGTAACAGTTTGCCTTAGCAGTAAAGGAGTTACGGGTATCGAAGTCACCCTTAGCTATGTAAGAAGCATTCTCAAAGTATTCTTTTGATGATCTTACTCCTAAGAACCAACCAATACTTTGATCCATTAACACACGTACAAATGCGTAGTAGTCACAATTTTGTTTGCGTGTTACATCAGCTACACTACAGTCGTAGTGAGGCTTAGGCTTCACAGTAGTTTTCTTAGTCTTAACATCTATCTTCTGACCATCAACAAGGATGTCATAGTCCATAGTGTTTTGATGTATGCCACCTAGAACGTCTAAGGCTATTAGCTCACCAAGAAAACCAAATACATTACCTTGTCCTCTAGTAATACTACGTCGAAGTATGCCCATCTCTTCTGACATTTCATGGGCTGTGTTCCTCATATCGTTAGAGATTTTAACTTCGATCATTAACTTTCTCCATGTCAACGTAAAATACAATAGGAGGATTCTTAGCAGCGGATACCCTTG